TCAGGAGCATTTCTGATTAACGCCACCGTTAAGAATCCACCCTTCAACAGCTTCACGAAGGTATGATTTGGGGTGGGTTCTGACTGGCTTCGGAAATCCGTGCCGTTTGGTATAGTTCCAGATTGTCTGACGTGATGAAACACCGAGCTTGTTCATCACTTCTTTCTCAGGAATCAGGCTGGTATCGGTCATCTTAATTCTCCAGGCAAAAATAAACCGCCATCAGGCGGCTTGGTGTTCTTTCAGTTCTTCAATTCGAATATTGGTTACTTCTGCATGTGCTATCTGCGCCCACAGCATCCAGGGTCGTAGCAGTCGTTGATGTTCTCGGCTTCGATAACTCTGTTGAATGGTTCTCCATTCCATTCACCTGTGACTCGGAAGTGCATTTATCATCTCCATAAAACAAAACCCGCCGTAGCGAGTTCAGATAAAAGAAATCCCCGCGAGTGCGAGGATTGTTATGTAATATTTGGTTTAATCATCTATATGTTTTGTACAGAGAGGGCAAGTATCGTTTCCACCGTACTCGTGATAATAATTTTGCACGGTATCAGTCATTTCTCGCACATTGCAGAATGGGGATTTGTCTTCATTAGACTTATAAACCTTCATGGAATATTTGTATGCCGACTCTATATCTATACCTTCATCTACATAAACACCTTCGTGATGTCTGCATGGAGACAAGACACCGGATCTGCACAACATTGATAACGCCCAATCTTTTTGCTCAGACTCTAACTCATTGATACTCATTTATAAACTCCTTGCAATGTATGTCGTTTCAGCTAAACGGTATCAGCAATGTTTATGTAAAGAAACAGTAAGATAATACTCAACCCGATGTTTGAGTACGGTCATCATCTGACACTACAGACTCTGGCATCGCTGTGAAGACGACGCGAAATTCAGCATTTTCACAAGCGTTATCTTTTACAAACCCGTATTCCTGCTCATATTACTCTCCTTTGATGCGAATGCCAGCAAGCCAGTTTCTTATGCCGATATATTCAGCGTTCCTGAAACCGCTTTTTACATATATAAATGGCAAGCGAAGATTGTGACCATTGACTGCCAGGTAATCTTTACAACCCTGTTCGGTGAAACAGCAGGTAACGAATTCATCAATATCTTTCACAGCAACGCGCCGCCATTTTTCTGGTGGCTCTCGAAAGTTTTCGTGAAGTAGTTCGAGACGACGACTTTGGCGTTTATTGGCTTCATTGCCATCTTCATCAACCCAGACAATCCGGTCATAGTCATAATCAGCATCAACAACGATTTCGCGCTTTTGATACACACAAAACATAGGGTCTGACGTTATTCGATTATCCTGTGTTCGAATATTTTCACCGATGATGCCAAACGAATCTGGTGCAGCTTTTTTCTCCAGCTCTGCAATGCGTTTGCTTTGAGCTTCCAGTTCATCAAGAAGCGCAAGCACGGTAGCCGGATTAGCCTTGGCAACAAAATCCCGGACTGGCTTACAATCAATCTCCGCAATGGGTTGATACGATGTGTAGCCATGCTGTCTTGTATAACTACCGTGACGAATAACGAAAAAATCACCATTTATTTTTTTAGCCTGCCACTTATCTTCACCGGCTTTCTCTGCCGCTTCACGCAGTGCCTGATAGTCAATCTTGTTCATGTCACATCACCCTGAAGCCGTTGCATTTACGTAAGAAATCGCAGATATAGCCCTTCATTTTTTCATGCCAATCTCGATCATTCCCATTGCACCACCCATCAGGTGGAGTCCAGTTTTCTATCAGAGCAGCCATTTTCTTTGCTTTCGCCGGAGTAGCTGTTGCGGTATCGCAGTAATGACGAGTGTCAACAAACTTATCCATGCCATCGATATCAAGTACGCAAAACCATGTGTGATTCGGAATTCCTACAGGTGGTATTTGTTGCCCACGTCGGCGTTTATCAATGAGATATACACTCACTGGTTACCTCCTTTGCGAAGCTCTGCGGCGAACTCGTTAAGTGATATGTAGCAATCTCCAAATGTTAACGAACCGCTCGACTGCATATGCTCCATAGCCATCTCCACGCCCTGCGCCCGTACTTCAGCCAGGAAAGCATCGGTGGCTGGGGTTTCAGTAACATCATCTTCCCATTCGCTAAACTCCTCACGACAAAAGTCATTAAATTCCTTCTCAGATTGCTTAAGCGAGGTATTTTCAGCAGCCATCTTCGCGCATTTAGCCTCAAGGTTATCAATCGTGATTCCAGCAGAACGACACTCCCGCAACGCCGTTTCTAGTTTTGATTCAAGTTCACCGAACTTACGCACCAGATATTCAGCGTTTGTTTCGTTAACCTTTAAATCTCGGGGGATGCATTTACCTTTCAGAAAACCATCCATCTCAATTAGTGACATTTGTTTCATTTCTTCCCACTCCGCCACATTGCATTCAGATATTTGTTGTCATTAACAGAGCCGAAACTATTTCTCTTAAGCAATTCCTCTCTCGATGGCATTGGCTTTACGCGTTGGCGAATAATCATTTCTGCTGGAAGAATGCCGGGATTGTATGCAAGTCCTCTCATGGTAAATTCCTCAGTCATTACTGATAGCGCCATAACGTGATCGGTAATTACGCAGGCGCGGGTCGATATATTCAGGGAAGTGGGTATATGTGGCTTTGCGGAATGGTCGGATTGATGTCTGGTAAATTCGCTCGCGCTCTTCTTTCTCTGCAAGCCATATACAATGGCGAAATTCCTTTTCCTCTTTCGTTTCCTGCGGTAGAGACATTATCCGGTCGTAGTTTTTCCTGAATTTATCCAGCACCTCCGATACGGAATTGCCGGAACAGCGGCGCGGGTCATCCGCACCATACTGAGGCGCTGGCATAATGGAATCCTTATTTGCTAATTTAGAAGGGAATTGAATCGTCGTATTCAGGATGATTTTGATGATTGCTACTTTGTTGCTGTTGGCTGTTTCCTGAAGTTGCAAATCCAATCTTTGCATTCAGTAATTCAAGAGTGATTGATTGACCATTTTGCCCCTGATAAACATCAACCCTGATGTTTTCTCCGGTAATTTCCACAATGCCACCTTCAACCAGAACGCTACGATAGTAATCCGCTTGCGCTCCCGGCTTGGCAAATACAACGGCGCTGTAGTTTGTCCATTCTTTCTTTTTTGTCTGGCGATCGTAATACTGAACGCCAGCACGGATGTTGAATCCGATATTTTCCCCGGCCTGAAACTCTCTTGCGGGTTTGTTTAGTCTTACAGTAATCGAATGTGCCATTAAGCAGCCGCTCCTTCTAATTCGTCTCGTCTGATGTTGTAAACGTCCTGCGCTTTGTGCTGCTCCGGTGTGCCTTCGAGCATCTTCCACGCTTTGGCGAACGCCTGTTTAAGCTCTTCTACGGTGTTTTTCTGCATTGCTGCGTCAGTGAATGCTTTTAGAACCTGTTCAGGTGTAGGTGATGGTTTTGATTGCTTTGCTGCTGCGTTCTGCTGATGTTTATGCTCGTCTGTATCTGCATCTTTCGCATCATCAATGCCGAACAAACCATTGAGGCAATACTTGCGTGCATAAGAGCTTGTAGCTCCTGTAACTTGTGCAGAATCCATTCCTTTCTTGCTTTCTTCCTCTCGTGCAAGAGCGGTTGCCGTATGACTGTTTTCGCCATCGGTAATAGTTGCCGTGGCTTTCACGTAATACCGATCACCAATCAACACAACTTCATCGCTGATTGATAAAAACAGGCCATTCAGTAACGGCTTAACGCCTTCAAGAATGTCTTCGCAGCTTCTGTATTTATATTTACCGAATGAGTTGTACTGATTCTTTGGCGCGTTCAGATTCTCCTGAATAGCTGCCAGTCTTGCGTAAAATTCTTTGCTCATATGTTTGTTCTCAGAATGGACATGGCCCAAGGAAATAACGCTGATTTAATACTTCAGTCTTTGCCGCATTTAAAAATACGCGAACACCTTCACGATCTCCCTTCTGGCGATACATTAACGCCTGCTGCGTGTACATGCGTCTCTGTAACTTGCTCTCCTTCACTGTGGTTGCAAGTGACATGAATATCTCCTTCGTTACCGATTAATTCTTTCATCTGACGAATGAATTCTTCGTCTGACCAGTTATCTGTAAAACTCATGGGCGGCCTTGTTGTTTCAAAATATCCCAAAGCTTTTCGAGCAAACTTTTCATTCTTGGTTGTTTAAAGTCCGCTCCGGTTAAAATATTTTTTCGTGAATGCTGTACCGATAAAATCGGGTTGAAAGGGCGAACCGATGCCGCCCCTGCAATAGCGAACTGTTGCATAGGATGCTCCTTCTGTTTGATTGCATAACGAAAACGCCTCGAGTGAAGCGTTATTGGTATGCATATAAAAAAGCCCTCACATTGGAGGGCAAAGAAGATTTCCAATAATCAGAACAAGTCGGCTCCTGTTTAGTTACGAGCGACATTGCTCCGTGTATTCACTCGTTGGAATGAATACACAGTGCTTATTCGCGAGCTTTGAGCATTGCGTCTGCAAACTTATATGCAGCGCTTGCTGCATAATTAACAGCTCCATCAGAATCATTATCGATAATCGATGGATTGCTAATCATTGCTTGCATAGCCTTTGCCGCGAAGTAATCACGTAATGTCGCATCACTTGCCATTTCTGGGCGTTTGATATCTGCTTCATAAAACTCGCACATCACTCACCTACCAGAGCCTTGCTGATTGCTGCAAGACCTTTATTAACAGCTCCATACCATTCTGGATATGTTGTCGTTGTTCTATTTTTGGATTGCTTAAGTAATAACTGAAGTGCTTCGAGAAGGTCAGGTGCTGCCGCTATTAGATTGGCATCTTCAATGCATTGAACTTCCTCACAGATTGCAATATACGAACGCCAGCCTGCGCCATTTTCAAGAGAGTCTGCCTGGATGATTTTAATATCATCGCCATCCATCATTATTTCCCACTTACCTTCAGTACCTTTAAATCCCATGTTAGCCTCTGTTGTTTATGCCAAAAATAAAGGCCACCATCAGGCAGCCTTGTTGTTCTGTTTACCAATTTCTCTGGCAATCATTGCCGTCGTTCGTATTGCCCATTTATCGACATATTTCCCATCTTCCATCACAGGAAACATTTCTTCAGGCTTAACCATGCATTCCGATTGCAGCTTGCATCCATTGCATCGTTTGAATTGTCCACACCATTGATTCTTATCAATAGTCGTAGTCATACGGATAGTCCTGGTATTGTTCCATCACATCCTGCGGATGCTCTTCGAACTCTTCAAATTCTTCTTCCATATCTCACCTCAAATAAGTGGTTTGCCGCGAAAATAAATACGTTCCCACCAAGTTCCGTATCTATCTATCCAGTTACACCAATCATCGACACTCCATTTTGTTGTGTCGCATTTTGGCAATTGGCATGAATATCTACCTTCTTTGTAAAGTCGGCGTTTGATTTTCTTGAGCATGACCACCTCAATAGTAATAAGCTGGAATTGATTTTCCGCGTTGCTTCTGGCGGCCTGAGCAGGTCACACCCATTTCACTGCGTGGCTTGCTGTACCATGTGCGCTGATTCTTGCGCTCAATACGTTGCAGGTTGCTTTCAATCTGTTCGTGGTATTCAGCCAGCACTGTAAGGTCTATTGGATTCAGTGCGCTTTCTACTCGTGATTTCGGTTTGCGATTCAGCGAGAGAATAGGGCGGTTAACTGGTTTTGCGCTTACCCCAACCAACAGGGGATTTGCTGCTTTCCATTGAGCCTGTTTCTCTGCGCGACGTTCGCGGCGGCGTGCTTGTGCATCCATCTGGATTCTCCTGTCAGTTAGCTTTGAGTAACGCGCCGTGATGCTTATCTCCACGGTTGCTGTCTTGCAGCTGCATTTCGCGCTACTCAAAGCCTTCTGCTTTGAATGCTGCCCTTCTTCAGGGCTTAATTTTTAAGAGCCTCACCTTCATGGTGGTTAGTGCGTCCTGCTGATGGCTAAATAGTACGATTTGTACTTTATCGAGTCAATACAAAATGTTCTAAACATAATTAGTTTTTTATAACGCTTTGTATTTAATGGGTTTATATTTTGGAAAAAGAAAACCCGACGCTAAGGTCGGGTTATTGTTGTGTGTTTTAGAGTTGTGAGGCTGTTAGCTAAATGTCTCTTCAGGCCACTGGCTGGCGATAACTTTCCCTACTACGGAACAGCTATCATTGCATGGAATCATTGGATATTGCGGGTTTAGTGGCTGTAGGAACACCTGACCGCTATCCCTGATCAGTTTCTTGAAGGTAAACTCGTCACCACCAAGTCTGGCTATGCAGAAATCACCTGGCTCAACAGCCTGCTCAGGGTCAACGAGAATTAACATCCCGTCAGGAAAGCTTGGCTTGGATCCTGTTGGCGCGGTCATGGAATTACCTTCAACTTCAAGCCAGAACGCACAATCACTGGCTTTTTTGGTTGTGCTGACCCATCTCTCCGCATCACCTTTGGTAAAGGTTCTAAGCTCAGGCGAGAACATCCCGGCCTGAACATGAGAAAAAACAGGGTACTCATATTGTTTTTTAACGGGGGCAGATGAGTATTCGCCAACAGGTGAAAATGTACCGTCGTGGTTGAATGAGACGTTATCAATACCAAGGTATTTAAACACCACACCAATCTCGTCAAGAGATGGATGACGAGATCCGCGCAACCAGTGACCAATTCCACCCTGCGTCATACCAAGCTCTTCAGCTAACTTCTCTTGAGTTATGCCGAGCTCTTTCATTCTGGATCTAGCCAGTTCATACCATTTCATTTTCATACCCTTATTATTACGCTCTGTACTAAAACCATCCATGCACAAGATGTATTTTTTGTTTGCATTCTAAAAGTACATATCGTATTATTATTTCATGGTTACTATGGAGGGCATATGAGCAACCTACGAAAATATCGAGAGTCACTGAATATCTCTCAAACAACACTTGCTAAGGCAGTTGGATGCACACAGGGAGCTATCGGACATTGGGAATCTGGTCGTCGCTTCCCAGACCTTAAAACATGCCGTGCTCTTGTTGAGTGCCTAAACAAGTTAGGCGCAAAAGTCAGTCTTGATGACGTGTTCCCGCCGGAACACAAAGCCGCTTAAGACATTCCCGCTCTTACACATCCCAGCCCTGAAAAAGGGCATCAAATTAAACCACACCTATGGTGTATGCATTTATTTGCATACATTCAATCAATTGTTATCTAAGGAAATACTTACATATGGTTCGTGCAAACAAACGCAACGAGGCTCTAAGAATCGAGAGTGCGTTGCTTAACAAAATCGCAATGCTTGGAACTGAGAAGACAGCGGAAGCTGTGGGAGTCGATAAGTCGCAGATCAGCAGGTGGAAGAGGGACTGGATTCCAAAGTTCTCAATGCTGCTTGCTGTTCTTGAATGGGGTGTCGTCGACGACGACATGGCTCGATTGGCACGACAAGTTGCTTCGATTCTCACCAATAAAAAACGCCCGGCGGCAACCGAGCGTTCTGAACAAATCCAGATGGAATTCTGAGGTCATTACTGGATCAATCCACAGGAGTAATTATGACAAAACAACTCAGTCCTTACCAGGACAAAATTCACAAACACATACTACGTGATCGCTTCCTGTCCAGCTTCAAGCAGCCTGGTCGATTCCGGGCTGAGTTGGAAAAAGTGAAGCTGATGCAGAAGGAGAAAGGTCATGAGTAATCTTGCAACCATAACACATTTAAGGCCTTCACAACGGCCTGTGGAGCGTCGTGTGGCAGAAGTTGAAGATGGTTATACCCGTCTTGCAAATGCCCTGTATGAAGAGCTTATCGGCGCAGATTTAACGAAAAATCAGAGCAAGGTTGCCCACGCCATATGCCGTAAAACATACGGCTACGGTAAAAAGATGGATCGCATCTCTGATAGTCAGTTAGCTCAAATTACCAGGCTGCCAAGACAGAAGGTAAACAAGGCCAAGAATGAGCTTATCGCGATGAAGGTTATCCTTCGCGAAGGCCAGCAAATCGGGCCTAACAAGAACATCGAAGAATGGCAAATCGAAGGGTGTCACTACTCTGGTGATAATGTCACTGCATTGGTGACAAAAAGTGTCACCAAAACGGTGACAGCGCTGTCACCAAAACAGGGACACACAAAAGAAACTATTACAAAAGAAAAAAGAAATAATAAAAACACTATGTCCGAAAGTGTTCGGACGGAGTGTGAAAAATCACCTGACCGTCACGAAGAAATCGACAAGGCATTCGAGGAAATATTCTGGTGTGCAGGCATGCGGAAAGCCGGGAAGAAAAACGCAGCTTCGGCATTCAGAACACAGTTCAGGGAATGGCGTAAAACTACCAGGGGTACGGCAAGCGAGTTTGCCACGATGCTGGCAGAAGACATCGCATGCAGGAATGGTAAGCAGTTCGGATTCGACAGGTTGTTACCATCGAGCTACCTGAACGGTCAGCGCTGGAACGACGAGAAGCCAGAAACTATTCAACCACAATCCAAACCATCATCCGCAATCACCGTATCGAAAACTGGCTACGTGTTTTTCGACAGGTGAACCATGAAATCAAAAATCAAATCGCTACTGGTCGCTGGTTATAACCACGGCTGGTTAAGTATTTCGTTTGTCGATTTCTGGTTTAAAAATCTCAATCTGAGGGAATCATGATGAGCCTTGAAGTTGGAGAATATATACCTGGTTATGAGGGTAAATACTCTGTAACCAAAGACGGTCGTGTTTATTCACATTTAAGAGGCAGGTTTTTGAATCCATCTCCGGATAACAAGGGTTATCTAAGAGTCACTTTGTGTTCCGATGGGATTCAGAAGACGTTAAAAGTTCATCGTCTTGTAGCTCAATTATTTATCCCAAATCCGTATTGCAAGCCAGAAGTAAATCATATCAACGGCGACAAATCGGATAACGCCATTTGGAACTTGGAATGGTGTACCTGCTCAGAGAATTTAAAACATGCTTTTAGCATCGGACTGAAAAGCGCAAAGGGAGTTTTTAATGGTAGGGCAAAACTATCTGAAACTGATGTGATTGATATCAGGAATTCTGTTGGTATGAAACTAAGCGAACTATCCACTAAATACGGAGTGAGTGAAATGCAAATTTCCACAATCCGCAGAGGAAACGCATGGAGGCACCTTTGAGTCCATCAGAACTCAGTGACCTGCTTTGGGCGCAGGTTGACAGGGTGGCTCCGCACCTGTTGCCAAACGGCAAGAAAGAGGGGCATGAGTGGGTTGCCGGTAACGTCAACGGTGACAAGGGAAACAGCCTTAAGGTCAACCTTAGCGGCAAGAAAAAATGGGCTGATTTCGCTGAGGGAGACGGCGGTGACATGCTTGATTTGTGGATGGCATGTCGTGGAATTAACCTGCATCAGGCTATGCAGGAAGCGAAAGCCTTTCTCGGAATCAAGGATGACGATCACCATTTCGATGCCAAACGTGAGAAGAAATTCTCCAGACCTGACCGCAAGAAAATCGCCCGCTACGTTACCAGAACAGAATCCCATCTTGAGTACCTGCAATCGCGTGGCATATCGCCAGAAATCGTAAAACGCTACGAGGTTGTCAGCGGCAAGGTGTGGAATGGAGAGCGAGAACTGGATGCTCTGGTGATTCCGTACAAACGCGATGGTGAGTTGTTGCAGGTAAAGCGAATCAGCACTGAGCGCCCGGACGGGAAGAAAGTCATTATGGCAGAAGGTGATTGCGAACCTTGTCTGTTCGGATGGCAGGCTCTGGACGCTGGCGTGAGGGCGGTTGTACTTTGCGAAGGCGAAATTGATTGTATGAGCTATGCGCAATACGGCATCTCGGCGTTATCCGTGCCGTTTGGTGGCGGGAAAGGCGCTAAGCAACAGTGGATTGAGTTTGAGTATCACAACCTCGACAGGTTTGAGGAGATATTCATCTCGATGGACGTTGATGATGTTGGTCGTGAAGCCGCAAGGGAAATCGCAAGCCGACTCGGTGAACATCGTTGCCGTCTTGTTACTCTGCCGTACAAAGACATCAACGAATGCCTGATGAACGGTGTTACCGAGGATGAAATCTGGCAGTACATCGGCACGGCATCCTACTTCGATCCTGAAGAACTCTACAGTGCGCGAGAGTTTTACCAGGACACTATCAACGCTTTCTACGGCAAGCAGCAGTATCTGTTTAATCCACCGTGGGAATCTCTGGCAGATAAATTCCAGTTCCGTGAGGCAGAGTTGACGCTGGTCAATGGTGTGAACGGTCACGGAAAAACGGAGGTTGTCGGGCATATGGCACTTGAGGCAATGCGTCAGGGTGTGAAGACGTGCATCGCGTCACTTGAGCTGAAGCCAGGCATTCTCCTTAAGCGACTTACCCGTCAGGCAACGTGCTGCAAGATGCCGCCAGTGCTGGAAATTGACTCTGCATTTAAATTTTATGACGAAAGACTTTGGGTGTTTGGCCTGACCGGAACGGCGAAAGCCGACAGGCTGATCGAAATATTCGACTACGCTCGCCGCCGATACGGTATCCAGTTATTCATCATCGACAGCCTGATGAAATGTGGCATAGGCGACGATGACTATAACGGGCAGAAGGCGTTTGTTGACTCGATTTGCGACTTCAAAAACAAAACAAACTCCCACGTCATTCTCGTTACTCACTCGCGAAAAGGAGACAGCGAAGAAAAACCAACCGGGAAAATGGACGTAAAAGGCTCTGGAGCGATAACAGACCTGACAGACAACCTTTTCATCATCTGGCGTAACAAGGCTCGCGAGAGAGCGTTACAGAGAGTTCAGAGTGGTGAAAAGATGTCAGAGAAGGACGAACAGCTACTGGCATCTCCGGCATCTGTTTTGATGCTTGAAAAACAACGTAACGGCGAAGGTTGGGAGGGTGGTGTCCCGTTGTTCCTTGACGAGCAATCGCACCAGTTCCTGCAACTTGAATCAGGATCGCCATATAGCTACATCGCCAATATGCCGAAATCGGAATATGACGAGGCGTGGCGACAGGAAAACGTGACGGAGTATTAAATGACCATCTACATCACTGAGCTAATAACAGGCCTGCTGGTAATCGCAGGCCTTTTTATTTGGGGGAGAGGGAAGTCATGAAAAAACTAACATTTGAAATTCGATCTCCGGCACATCAGCAAAACGCTATTCACGCAGTACAGCAAATCCTTCCAGACCCAACCAAACCAATCGTAGTAACCATTCAGGAACGCAACCGCAGCTTAGACCAGAATCGGAAGCTTTGGGCTTGCCTTGGTGACGTTTCGCGTCAGGTTGAATGGCATGGTCGCTGGCTGGATGCAGAAAGCTGGAAGTGTGTGTTTACCGCAGCATTAAAGCAGCAGGACGTTGTTCCTAACCTTGCCGGGAATGGCTTTGTGGTAATAGGCCTGTCAACCAGCAGGATGCGTGTAAGCGAATTTGCGGAGCTATTAGAGCTTATACAGGCATTCGGTACAGAGCGTGGCGTTAAGTGGTCAGACGAAGCGAGACTGGCTCTGGAGTGGAAAGCGAGATGGGGAGATCGGGCTGCATGACTATCAAATCAAATACGCCAGCACACGACAAGGACTGCTGGCAAACGCCGCTCTGGCTTTTTGATGCACTGGATATTGAGTTTGGATTCTGGCTGGATTCGGCAGCGAGCGACAAAAATGCTCTGTGTGCTCACTGGCTAACTGAGGCCGACGACGCGCTCAATTCTGAGTGGGTAAGCCACGGTGCAATCTGGAATAACCCACCGTACAGCAATATCAGGCCGTGGGTGGAAAAAGCCGCTGAGCAGTGCATACAACAGCGACAGACGGTAGTGATGCTTGTGCCAGAGGATATGTCAGTCGGATGGTTCAGCAAGGCTCTGGAGAGTGTCGACGAAGTTCGCATTATCACTGATGGACGGATTAATTTTATCGAACCATCGACGGGGCTGGAGAAGAAGGGAAACAGCAAAGGTTCCATGCTGCTGATTTGGCGACCGTTCATCAGTCCTCGACGGATGTTTACTACCGTATCCAAAGCGGCATTGATGGCGATCGGGCAGGGCGTCAGGAGGGCGGCATGAGACGACAGCGACGAAGTATCACCGACATCATCTGCGAAAACTGCAAATACCTTCCAACGAAACGCTCCAGAAATAAACGCAAGCCAATCCCAAAAGAATCTGACGTAAAAACCTTCAACTACACGGCTCACCTGTGGGATATCCGGTGGCTTAGAGAACGTGCGAGGAAAACAAGGTGATTGACCCAAATCGAAGTTACGAACAAGAAAGCGTCGAGCGGGCTTTAACGTGCGCTAACTGCGGTCAGAAGCTGCATGTGCTGGAAGTTCACGTGTGCTCCGATTGCTGCGCAGAACTGATGAGCGATCCGAATAGCTCAATGTACGAGGAAGAAGACGATGGCTAAACCAGCGCGAAGACGATGTAACCGTAAAAGAGAAGATTTAACTGTTAAAAGGATATTTGAGTTACTAAGTTTCGATAAATCTACCGGGGTATTTAGATGGAAAGTTCCCACTCAGGGAAGGATAGCATTAAATAGTATTGCTGGAACTTTTGATTCCAACGGTTATTCAATGATCATGATAGATGGGCGTAGATATAAAACTCACGTCTTAGTTTTTTACATAACTCATAATCGTTGGCCTGCTGGTCAAATTGACCACGTCAATGGAATTAGGACCGACAATAGGCCAGAAAATTTAAGAGAATGCCTGCCAATAGAAAATTCAAGAAATATAAGGATCCGAAAGAATAGCAAATCAGGTTGCAGAGGAGTTACTTGGCACAAACGACAGAAAAAATGGAATGTTAGGCTAGGTTTCCATGGCAAGAGTAAACACTTCGGATGCTTTGATGATCTGGAGTTAGCGGTACTAGTTGCTGAAGAAGCCCGAGATAAGTATTACGGTGATTTTTCCGGCAACGAAAGGAGCACTTATGCGAATCTATCGAAGGAAATGTAAATGTTGCAATGAATGGTTTATACCAAAATATCAAAATCAATATTGGTGTAATGAGATTTGTGGAACCAAGATAGCACTCGAACGACGAAGCAAAGAACGCGAAAAAGCGGAAAAGGCAGCAGAGAAGAAACGACGACGAGAGGAGCAGAAACAGAAAGATAAACTTAAGATTCGAAAACTCGCCTTAAAGCCCCGCAGTTACTGGATTAAACAAGCCCAACAAGCCGTAAACGCCTTCATCAGAGAAAGAGACCGCGACTTACCATGTATCTCGTGCGGAACGCTCACGTCTGCTCAGTGGGATGCCGGGCATTACCGGACAACTGCTGCGGCACCTCAACTCCGATTTGATGAACGCAATATTCACAAGCAATGCGTGGTGTGCAACCAGCACAAAAGCGGAAATCTCGTTCCGTATCGCGTCGAACTGATTAATCGCATTGGGCAGGAAGCAGTAGACGAAATCGAATCAAACCATAACCGCCATCGCTGGACTGTCGAAGAGTGCAGGGCCATCAAGGCGGAGTATCAGCAGAAACTCAAAGACCTGCGAAACAGCAGAAGTGAGGCCGCATGACGTTCTCAGTAAAAACCATTCCAGACATGCTCGTTGAAGCATACGGAAACCAGACAGAAGTAGCACGCAGACTGAAATGTAGTCGCGGTACGGTCAGAAAATACGTTGATGATAAAGACGGGAAAATGCACGCCATCGTCAACGACGTTCTCATGGTTCATCGCGGATGGAGTGAAAGAGATGCGCTATTACGAAAGAATTGATGGCAGCAAATACCGAAATATTTGGGTAGCTGGCGATCTGCACGGATGCTACACGAACCTGATGAACAAACTGGATACGATTGGATTCGACAACAAAAAAGACCTGCTTATCTCGGTGGGCGATTTGGTTGATCGTGGTGCAGAGAACGTTGAATGCCTGGAATTAATCACATTCCCCTGGTTCAGAGCTGTACGTGGAAACCATGAGCAAATGATGATTGATGGCTTATCAGAGCGTGGAAACGTCAATCACTGGCTGCTTAATGGCGGTAGTTGGTTCTTTAATCTCGATTACGACAAAGAAATTCTGGCTAAAGCTCTTTCCCATAAAGCAGATGAACTTCCGTTAATCATCGAACTGGTGAGTAAAGGTAAAAAATATGTCATCTGCCACGCCGATTATCCTTGTGACGAATACGAGTTTGGAAAGCCAGTTGATCATCAGCAGGTAATCTGGAACCGAGAACGAATCAGCAACTCACAAGACGGGATCGTGAAAGAAATCAAAGGAGCGGACACGTTCATCTTTGGTCATACGCCAGCAGTGAAACCACTCAAGTTTGCCAACCAGATGTATATCGATACCGGCGCAGTGTTCTGCGGAAACCTCACATTGATTCAGGTACAGGGAGAAGGCGCATGAGACTCGAAAACGTAGCTAAATTTCATTCGCCAAAAAGCCCGATGATGAGCGACTCACCACGGGCTACGGCTTCTGACTCTCTTTCCGGTACTGATGTGATGGCTGCTATGGGGATGGCGCAATCACAAGCCGGATTCGGAATGGCTGCATTCTGTGGTAAGCACGAACTCAGCCAGAACGACAAACAAAAGGCTATCAACTATCTGATGCAATTTGCACACAAGGTATCGGGGAAATACCGTGGTGTGGCAAAGCTCGAAGGAAATACTAAGGCAAAGGTACTGCAAGTGCTCGCAACATTCGCTTATGCGGATTATTGCCGTAGCGCTGCGACGCCGGGAGCAAGATGCAGAGATTGCCACGGTACAGGCCGTGCGGTTGATATAGCAAAAACAGAGCAGTGGGGGAGAGTTGTCGAGAAAGAGTGCGGAAGATGCAAAGGCGTCGGCTATTCAAGGATGCCAGCAAGCGCCGCATATCGCGCTGTAACGATGCTAATCCCAAACCTTACCCAACCCACCTGGTCACGCACTGTTAAGCCGCTGTATGACGCTCTGGTGGTGCAATGCCACAAGGAAGAGTCAATCGCAGACAACATTTTGAATGCGGTCACACGTTAGCAGCATAATTGCCACGGATGGCAACATGTTAACGGCATGATATTGACTTTTTGAATAAAGTTGGGTAAATTTGACCCAACGATGGGTTAATTCGCTCGTTGTGGTAGTGAGATAAAAAGAGGCGGCGCTTACTACCGATTCCGCCTAGTTGGTCACTTCGACGCATCGTCTGGAACTCCAACCATCGCAGGCTGAGAGGTCTGTAAAATGCAATCCCGAAACAGTTCGCAGGTAATAGTTAGAGCCTGCATAACGGTTTCGGGATTTTTTATATCTGTGTAACAGGTAAGAGCATTCTCCCTTATGGGGCTTGGCTTAAATGCACCGAGTGCTCTTATCGTTGTGGCAGCACAACGATAGTTTTCGTCAGAGTTGGCGACTTTGCGGTTTTTTAGAAACTGACCACAAAGATAAATGCAAACGATGATGTTGTTCTGATGGCGGCGTAATAGCCTGTAAGTCAGCAAGGTCTTCCGACTCCTTGTAAACAAATTCGGCGCACTGGCCCGGTGTGATTAATAATGGGCACACAACAGGTAAGAGCATTAAAGAACTGGCAAAGAGCTTAACGGTCTGCGAAAGCATTTCTTAGTGGCACAACTGGCCGGTACAACTGAGTGCTCTTTCCGGTGTGGTGAATGCGCAGGCTGATGCGCGCAGGAGAGCTTCGGAAGAACAAGGTGCCTGTATACAAGCCGGAGATCAGCGCCGGCCACCACAGCCAAATCCACCCAGAGCAAAACCGTTGTTCATCCTTACCATTCCCTCAGTATTTTGGGCTACAACCCTCAGCCCATTTTTTAAAGCGTACTTCCACCAAGAACCAGACCTAACCAACTCATTGCTGACACTCTGTGGATACGGTTGTCTAGTGCGCTTTAAAAAAGAAAACCCAGCATCAATGGCTGGGCTTCGTGATATGAGCGGCATGTATTGTTGGCGCAATCCACGCCTGATTTGCTCATGAATGCGGTCACGAACAAGCCCGTTACAAATAAACCGTAACCCGGATTTGTTCAAGCGACCATATCCATAATTCCTAATTTGAACAGATCCCCTTCTGGGGGTAAGACATGAAGATGCCAGAAAAACATGACCTGTTAGCCGCCATTCTCGCGGCAAAGGAACAAGGCATCGGGGCAATCCTTGCGTTTGCAATGGCGTACCTTCGCGGCAGATACAATGGCGGTGCGTTTACAAAAACAGTAATCGACGCAACGATGTGCGCCATTATCGCCTGGTTCATTCGTGACCTTCTCGACTTCGCCGGACTAAGTAGCAATCTCGCTTATATAACGAGCGTGTTCATCGGCTACATCGGTACTGACTCGATTGGTTCGCTTATCAAACGCTTCGCTGCTAAAAAAGCCGGAGTAGAAGATGGTGGAAATCAATAATCAACGTAAGGCGTTCCTCGATATGCTGGCGTGGTCAGAGGGAACTGATAACGGACGTCAGAAAACCAGAAATCATGGTTATGACGTCATTGTTGGCGGAGAGCTATTCACTGATTACTCCGATCACCCTCGCAAACTTGTCACGCTAAACCCCAAACTCAAATCAACAGCAGCCGGACGTTACCAGCTTCTTTCCCGTTGGTGGGATGCCTATCGTAAGCAGCTTGGCCTGAAAGACTTCTCTCCGAAAAGCCAGGACGCTGTGGCACTGCAGCAGATTAAAGAACGTGGCGCTTTACCGATGATTGATCGCGGTGATATTCGTCAGGCAATCGACCGTTGCAGCAATATCTGGGCTTCTCTGCCGGGGGCTGGTTATGGTCAGTTCGAGCATAAGGCTGACAGCCTGATTGCAAAATTCAAAGAAGCAGGCGGAACGGTCAGAGAGATTGAGGTATGAGCAGAGTAACCGCGATTATCTCCGCTCTGGTTATCTGCATCATCGTCTGCCTGTCATGGGCTGTTAATCATTACCGTGATAACGCCATGACCTACAAAGAGCAGCGCGATAAAGCCACATCCATCATCGCTGATATGCAGAAGCGTCAACGTGATGTAGCAGAACTCGACGCCAGATACACAAAGGAGCTTGCTGATGCTAACGCGACTATCGAAAGCCTCCGTGCTGATGTTTCTGCTGGTCGTAAGCGCCTGCAAGTCGCCGCCACCTGTGCAAAGCCAACGACCGGAGCCAGCAGCATGGGCGATGGAGAAAGCCCAAGACTTACAGCAGATGCTGAACTCAATTATTACCGTCTCAGAAGTGGAATCGACAAGATAACCGCGCAGGTTAACTACCTGCAGGAGTACATCAGGACGCAATGCCTTCGATGATAGCGATAATTTTACTCATCATCCTTCACATCTGGCTCTGTAGACAGGGTGGTGATCACTTCTGGAGTGAATCCAGATTAAACATCTCATTGCTGATGCTTGATATTGAGCATCTTGCGCGCGGTAAGGGGCTGCGTTGAGATAAGAGCCAGTCATTACAAATACCAGGATTTAGCCTCGCATTCGCGGGGCTTTTTATATCTGAATTTCACAGCGCATCTCACGCGCATATTAACGAGAGCCTTTCAGTAAGCGAGCCTGAGAAATGCCGTTATAGGTGGCGACCTCTCTCGGGCGGCTTTTCTGTGAGACAGGCTCACTTTCTAAAAGGTAAAGACGCTATGAATCATCAATTGGCTAATCTCGATTTCCGGGACATGGTGGTTGTTTCTGGTGATCGCGTGATCACAACCTCCCGCAAGGTAGCAGCTTACTTCGACAAGCAGCATCACCACATCATTCAGAAAATCGAAAAGCTAGACTGTTCGGATGAATTTCTAACCAGCAACTTTTCGCGGGTTACCTATGAACACAAGGGTAATCAGTATGTTGAATATGAAATTTCCAAAGACGGTGCGATGTACATCATCATGTCGTTTACCGGCAAAAAAGCTGCCGCCATCAAAGAGGCGTTTATCAAAGCATTTAATTGGATGCGTGACAGACTGATGGAGATGGCTCACTCATACCAAAGAGAGCACAACGAGTTAATGCTGGAGTTCATGAAGGAAAAGGATGTTGCCAGTATGTCAGGACGCTTGCTGAACCGCTGGGGCAGGATCAAAAAACCGCAACTCATAGCAAGAATCGAAAGGCTTGAGCAGCAGGCGCAAATATCGATCCCCGGACTGCCAAAGTGACCATTCCAAAGCCCATCTACGGGTGGGCTTGATAATGAAACCGGAATTTATTCTGGGCAACCAGTTACGGCAGTACCGCGAAACAACCCAAGCCAGTAAGTGGGGAAATAACACTGGCAGCCACTGAAAGATGAACCTCCTGCCTTATGGCAAAAAAGATTCTTTGTGGTGGCGGACTGATGGAAAGACATCGGTTATTGCAGAGACCATTCAATGAGTGGTCTCGACAATGGCTTATACCCTACACGGGATAACTTAACTGATATCCCTTTTAACGGATAAACGGAGCCAACAATGGCAGAGATTATTCCCATGACTGAAGAACAGAAATTCCAGTTAGAGATTTACAAGCTGGTCATGAACCAGAACGCAGCCGCAGAAGAAGCATTTCAATTCATTGGCACTGACGAGTTGAAGCTTGAGCTATTCAAAATTCACTTCCAGTCAGGCGGCGCTAATTCAGATATCACGATCCGCACATTCGAAGCGGTGCGTAAATCGAAGGAAGCGTTAGACCTGTTCACTACCGGAGCATGATGCTCAACCTGAAATAACAACTAAGTGAGATGAATATGGCAGCACCAAAGGGCAACCGATTTTGGGAGGCCCGCAGTAGTCATGGGCGAAATCCTAAATTCGAATCGCCTGAGGCGCTGTGGGCTGCTTGTTGTGAATACTTCGAGTGGGCTGATGATAACCCGCTATGGGAGGGTAAGGTATTTTCATATCAGGGAGAAATAATTAAGGCTAATGTCCCTAAGATGCGAGCCATGACTATTTCAGGATTGTGTACCTTCCTTGATATCACCAGGCAAACATGGGGAACCTTCCGGTCAATGGAAGGTTTTTCTGACGTCACATCACGAGCGGAAGACATCATCTACGACCAGAAATTCTCTGGCGCAGCCGCTGACCTTCTCAACGCTAACATCATCGCCCGTGATTTGGGCCTCAAAGAGCAGTCGCAAGTTGAAGACGTGACACCTGATAAGGGAGATCGCGATAAGCGACGCTCTCGTATCAAGGAGCTATTCAACCGTGGAACTGGACGCGATTCTTGATAACCTGAGCGACGAAGAGCAAATCGAATTGCTCGAGCTACTCGAAGAAGAAGAGAACTACCGGAACACACACCTGCTATATGAATTTACGCCATACAGCAAACAGCGTGAGTTCATCGACGCCGGGCATGACTATCCAGAGCGATGTTTTATGGCTGGTAACCAGCTTGGTAAGTCATTTACTGGTGCTGCTGAAGTCGCGTTTCACCTTACCGGGCGTTACCCGGGCACAAAAGGCTATCCTGCTGATGGTAAATATGGCGGTGAGTGGAAAGGTAAGCGTTTCTATGAGCCTGTTGTCTTCTGGATTGGCGGCGAGACAAACGAGACGGTAACCAAAACGACTCAACGCATCCTGTGCGGTCGTATCGAAGAGAATGATGAGCCTGGCTACGGTTCCATACCGAAAGAAGACATCATTAGCTGGAAGAAGTCTCCTTTCTTTCCGAACCTTGTTGATCATCTTCTGGTTAAGCATCACACGGCTGATGGCGTTGAAGATGGAATTTCAATCTGCTACTTCAAACCATACTCGCAAGGCCGTGCTCGCTGGCAGGGTGACACAATCCACGGCGTGTGGTTTGACGAAGAACCACCATACAGCATTTATGGTGAAGGCCTTACCCGTACCAACAAATACGGGCAATTCTCAATTCTGACGTTTACCCCGCTGATGGGGATGTCTGACGTTGTTACCAAGTTCCTGAAGAATCCCAGCAAGTCGCAGAAAGTGGTCAACATGACCATCTATGACGCTGAGCACTACACAGACGAACAGAAAGAGCAAATCATCGCATCCTATCCCGAGCATGAGAGAGAGGCGCGTGCTCGCGGTATTCCTACGATGGGTAGCGGGCGAATCTTCCAGATACCGGAAGAGACGATTAAGTGTCAGCCGTTCGAGTGTCCTGATCACTTCTACGTAATTGGCGGGATGGATTTCGGATGGGATCACCCACAGGCGCAGGTTCAGCTTTGGTGGGATAAGGACGCAGACACAATCTACGTTTCACGCGTGTGGAAGGCGAAAGAAAAAACAGCCGTTCAGGCATGGGGAGCCGTAAAATCATGGGCGCATAAAGTGCCAACCGCATGGCCTCATGACGGAAACCAGCATGAGAAGGGCGGCGGTGAGCAGCTCAAAGGGCAGTATGCCGACGCTGGTTTTATGATGTTGCAGGAGCATGCGACATGGCCTGATGGCGGTAACGCTGTGGAGCCTGGCATCACTGAATTGCGCGACATGATGCTCGATGGTCGCTTCAAAGTATTCAACACCTGTGAGCCATTCTTTGAGGAGTTCCGCCTCTATCACCGTGATGAAAATGGGAAAATCGTCAAGCTTAACGACGACGTTCTCTCAGCCGTTCGCTATGCATACATGATGCGCCGCTTCGCCAAAATGATGCGCGACATCAAAAAACCAAAAGAGAAAAAGATACCAGCCCCAATCAGGCCCATCGCACGGAGAACTTAAATGGCCGACGAAAACAGACTCAATTCCATTCTGTGTAAGTTTGACGCGGACTGGATGGCGAGCGATGAAGCCAGAACCGAGGCGACAAATGACCTGTATTTTAGCCGAGTGTCGCAATGGGATGACTGGCTATCAAACTACACCACCCTGCAATATCGCGGACAATTCGATGTTGTCCGCCCGGTGGTCAGGAAGTTGGTCGCAGAGATGCGCCGGAACCCTATCGACGTTCTCTTCCGACCAAAAGACGGTGCTAATCCTGATGCAGCCGATGTGTTGATGGGGATGTATCGTACTGATATGCGCCATAACACGGCAAAAATTGCCGTTAACGTTGGCGTTCGTGAGCAGATAGAGTCCGGCGTTGGTGCATGGCGTCTGGTCACGCAGTACGAAGACAACGATCCAACAAGCAACAATCAGGTAATTCGACGCCTGCCAATTCATGAAGCCTGCTCACACGTCATATGGGACGCCAACAGCAAGCAGATGGATAAGAGCGACGCTAAGCACTGCACGGTGATTAACGCCTTGTCGCGCAATGGCTGGAAAGAGTTCGCAGAGGATTACGGTATTGATCCGGACACCTTGCCATCTTTCCAGAATCCGAACGATACATGGCTGTTTCCGTGGGTATCGAATGATGTCGTCTACGTCGCTGAGTATTACGAGGTCGAAGAGAAGAAAGAGAAAGTCTTCATCTACCGCGACCCGCTGACAGGTGAGCCGGTCAGCTATTACCAGCAGGATATCAAAGACGTCATCGACGACCTGGCTAATCGTGGATTCATTAAGGTAGCAGAGCGCAAGGTGAAGCGTCGTCGTGTGTATAAGTCGATCATCACCTGCACGCAGATACTGAAAGACCGAGAAAAGATAGCCGGAGAGCATATCCCAATCGTTCCAGTATATGGAGAATGGTCATTCGCTGGTGACAAGGAGTGCTACGAGGGAGTGGTAAGGCTGACGAAAGACGGTCAACGCCTTCGGAACATGATCATGTCGTTCAACGCCGATATTGTTGCTCGTTCACCGAAGAAGAAACCGACCTTCTTCCCTGAGCAAATCGAAGGCTACGAATACATGTACGGTGGAAATGATGACTATCCGTACTATCTGCAGAACAGGACCGATGAAAACGGTAACGACCTGCCGATTGGTCCAATCTCCTACATGGAAAACCCTGAAGTGCCGCAAGCCAACGCTTACATGCTTGAGGCTGCCACCAACGCAGTGAAAGAGGTGGCTAGTCTTGGCGTGGATGCGCAGGCAGCAAACTCTCAGGTCGCTTTCGATACCGTCAATCAACTGAACATGCGGGCAGATCTTGAGACATACGTGTTTCAGGATAACCTGGCTACTGCAATGCGACGTGATGGCGAGATTTATGCCTCAATGGTCAACGATATTTATGACGTTCCTCGTCATGTAACGCTGACACTTGAAGATGGAAGCGAGAAAGACGTTCAACTCTATGCGCAAGTTGTCGATTATCAGTCCGGCAATGTGGTCACACTCAACGACATTCGTGGTCGCTATGAGTGCTATACGGACGTTGGGCCATCCTTCCAGAGCATGAAGGAACAGAATCGCGCAGAGATTCAGGAGTTGCTAACAAAGGTTCCGCAAGGTACTCCAGAGTTCCAGATGCTGATGTTGCAATACTTCACGCTGCTTGACGGTAAAGGCGTCGAGATGATGCGAGAGTACGCGAACAAGCAACTGGTGATGATGGGGCTGAAGAAACCAGAAACACCTGAAGAGTTGGAGATGGTACAACAGGCGCAACAGCAGCCGCAGCAGCCATCAGCAGAGCAAATTCAGGCGCAGGGTATCCTTCTGCAAGGTCAGGCTGAATTGCTCAAGGCAGAGAACCAACAGGCGCAGATTCAGGTTGAAGCCGCCAAGGTTGAAGCCCAAAACCAACTCAACGCCGCGAAGATTGCAGAAATCTTCAACAATATGGACCTCGACAAGCAGGCAGAACTGCGTGAGTACCTCAAGCTCGTAGGTCAATTCCAGCAACAGCGCAGCAAAGATGCTCGTGCTAACGCTGAGCTGCTTCTTAAAGATGCAGACCAGACTCATTCACAACGCATGGATTTCGCGAATCTTATGCGTCAAGTTCAAATCCCCTCCGGCGGAGTAGCCGAGACACCTCAATAAGAGAGAGTTAACCATGGACCAAACCACCGACATTCAGGCTTCTGAAGAATTAACCCTGCCCGGCAATCATGCAGCGGCATCTGCTGATGGCTTAGTTGTCGATAATGCCAACGACATCGCAGGTCAGGAAGAAGGCTTCGAGATTGTCCTGAAAGACGATGAGAAACCAAAACAAGACCCGGCAACTAATGCTGAATTTGCCCGTCGCCGCATCGAACGCAAACGCCAGCGTGAGCTTGAGCAGCAGATGGAAGCGGTTAAGCGTGGAGAGTTGCCGGAGCACCTGCGGGTGAACCCTGAGTTACCAAAACAACCAGACCCTAACGATTATCTTTCCGAAGATGCACTGGCTAAGTACGACTATGACCAGAGCCGCGCACTGGCTGCCTTCCAGCAGGCAAACAGTGAATGGCAGATCAAGGCTATGGACGCACGAAGCCAGGCTGTCGCCGAGCAGGGTCGCAAAACTCAGGAGTTCACCCAGCAATCAGCGCAATACGTCGAGGCAGCCCGTAAGCACTACGACGCAGCGGAAAAGCTCAATATCCCTGACTATCAGGAGAAAGAGGATGCATTCATGCAACTGGTGCCGCCAGCAGTCGGTGCCGACATCATGCGCCTCTTCCCGGAGAAATCCGCTGCTCTCATGTATCACCTTGGTGCTAATCCTGAGAAAACACGCCAGTTGCTGGCGATGGACGGGCAATCCGCGCTGATTGAACTCACTCGACTGTCAGAACGTTTAACTCTCAAGCCTCGAGCCAAGCCTGTTTCAGAAGCCCCGTTACCTGATGAACCAATTCAGGGACACGCTGTTGCTGCAAATATCTCTGCGATTGAAAAGCAGATGGAAGCGGCAGCAAACAAAGGGGATGTAGAGACATACCGCAAGCTCAAGGCGCAACTGAATAAAGGAATTCGATAATGGCATTAAATGAAGGTCAACTGGTCACGTATGCTCTGGATGAAATCATCGAAACCGTCCAGAACCTGACGCCAATGGCGTCCAAAGTGACAAAATACACCCCTCCGGCAGAATCCATGCAGCGTTCAAGCAACACCGTGTGGATGCCTGTTGAGCAGGAAGCGCCAACCCAGACTGGCTGGGATTTAACTGGCAACGCAACCGGGATTCTGGAACTCTCCGTGAAATGCAACATGGGCGATCCGGATAACGATTTCTTCGAGCTTCGTGCAGATGACCTGCGTGATGAGCGTTCTTACCGTCGCCGCATCCAGGCATCCGCCAAAAAACTGGCGAATAACATTGAGTCAGCGATTGCCAAACAGGCAACTGAAATGGGCTCGCTTGTTGTTCACGATACCCGCGCAATTGGTCCATCTACTGGCCTGTCTGGCTGGGATTTTGTGTCTGATGCAGAGCGCCTGATGTTCTCCCGTGAGCTAAACCGCGATATGGGCATCAGTTACTTCCTGAACCCTGACGATTACCGCAAAGCAGGCCGCAACCTGGTAGATGGCGACATCTTCGGGCGAGTTCCTGAAGAAGCGTATCGCAACGGTACTATTCAGCGTCAGATTGCTGGCTTTGATGAAATTCTTCGCTCACCGAAACTTCCGGCAGTTACCAAGTCAACCGCTACTGGTGTAACTGTTTCTGGTGCGCAGAAGTTTAAGCCGCAGGCATACACCCTTGATACCGATGGTAACAAAGAGAACGTCGATAACCGTGTTGCAACGGTGACCGTATCCTCCACCACCGGATTTAAGCGCGGCGACAAAATCAGCTTCACTGGTGTGAAATTCCTGTCTCAGATGGCGAAGAACGTGCTAACTGATGATGCGACTTTCTCAATCACCCGTGTGATCGATAGTACTCACATCGAAATCACGCCGAAGCCGATTGCACTTGATGACGCGTCACTGACAAAAGAAGAGAAGGCTTACGCTAACGTAAACACCTCTCTTGCTGATACCACTCCGGTAAACGTTCTGAACGTGGCAACAACCACCGCTAACGTGTTCTGGGCTGATGACTCAATCCGCCTGCTGTCTCAGCCGATCCCGGTAACCCATGAACTGTTTGCTGGTATGAAAACGTCTTCCTTCAGCATTCCTGGTATTGGTGTTAACGGCATCTTCGCAACGCAGGGTGATATCAACACTCTGTCTGGTAAGTGCCGTATTGCTGTGTGGTATTCAGCATGTGCTGTACGACCAGAGGCAATTGGTGTTGGTCTGCCTAACCAGACCGCGTGATAACCAGAGGGAGCTTCGGCTCCCTTTTTTATCTGGAGACAAGCATGACACACATGATCTTTCGTCATGGCGACATGAAGAAATGGAAAGGCGTTGGATACGACTTTGAAATCGTGAAAGCCGAAGAGCTTCAGGAATATCTGGATGCTGGCTGGTTTGCACATCCTGATGATCTTCTGAAGGATGTTGCAGAGCCAGAGCCAGAGCCAGAGCCAGAGCCAGAAGAAAAACAGCGTAAAAAGCCTGGTCGAAAACCTAAGGCGGCAGCAGATGAACCTGACAACGAAGGGTGATTTAGTTCTTGCGGCATTACGTAAGCTCGGTGTGGCATCAAATGCCACGTTAACCGATGTCGAACCGCAGTCCATGGAAGATGGCGTCAACGACCTTGAAATGATGATGGCTGAATGGCTTGGCGGTGATGTGTCACCTGGTATCAACGTTGGCTACATTTTTGCTGATGCAGATGTCGCTCCAGATCCGGGAGATGAGCACGGATTATCAAATAACGCTATAAATGCCGTCATTTTCAACCTTGCCTGCCGCATTGCTCCAGATTATGCGCTGGAAGCGTCAGCAAAACTTATAACCACTGCCAGATACGGGAAAGAGCGACTCGTCAAACTGTCTGCAATGGACAGAGCAAAAGCCGCTAAATGTAAGTCCGGTTATCCAAACCGTATGCCTGTTGGCAGTGGAAACCAGTTGGCGAAGTGGAACGGTTGGAATTACTTCCACCGAAAGGAACCTTGCGATAACGGGAGCGAATAATGCCGATTCAGCAACTTCCGCTTATGAAAGGTGTCGGCAAAGACTTTCGAAACGCCGACTATATCGACTATCTGCCAGTGAATATGCTGGCTACACCAAAAGAAATCCTTAACAGCAGCGGATATCTTCGCTCATTCCCGGGCATTGCCAAACGTTCTGATGTGAACGGTATATCGCGCGGCGTCGAGTACAACATGGCGCAGAGTGCCGTTTATCGCGTGTGTGGTGGCAAGCTGTACAAAGGCGAAAGCGAAGTCGGTGACGTCTCCGGAAGTGGTCGCGTATCAATGGCGCATGGTCGGACATCACAGGCGGTAGGCGTTAATGGTCAACTGGTCGAGTATCGTTATGATGGCACGGTTAAAACAGTCTCAAACTGGCCTACAGACAGCGGATTCACGCAGTATGAGTTAGGTTCTGTTCGTGACATTACGCGCTTACGCGGGCGTTATGCGTGGTCAAAAGACGGCACTGATTCATGGTTTATCACTGACCTTGAAGACGAATCGCATCCTGACCGCTACAGCGCACAATATCGCGCAGAATCGCAGCCGGACGGTATCCTCGGCATCGGCACATGGCGAGACTTCATCGTCTGCTTTGGTTCATCGACGATTGAATATTTCTCCCTGACTGGTGCAACCACCGTTGGTGCAGCTTTGTATGTCGCACAGCCATCACTGATGGTGCAAAAAGGCATCGCCGGGACTTACTGCAAAACGCCATTCGCTGATTCTTATGCGTTCATCAGCAATCCGGCAACTGGTGCGCCGTCTGTATACATCATCGGCTCCGGTCAGGTATCACCAATCGCTAGCGCGAGCATTGAGAAAATCCTCCGCTCCTACACTGCTGATGAACTGGCTGATGGCGTGATGGAATCGTTGCGATTTGATGCGCATGAGTTGCTGATTATCCACCTTCCGCGCCATGTTCTCGTGTACGACGCATCTTCAAGTGCCAATGGTCCGCAATGGTGTGTGCTGAAAACAGGCCTGTATGACGATGTGTACCGCGCTATCGACTTCATTTACGAAGGCAATCAGATAACGTGCGGCGATAAGCTTGAATCGATGACAGGAAAATTGCAGTTCGATATCAGCAGCCAGTACGACAAGCAACAGGAACACCTGCTGTTTACTCCGTTGTTCAAAGCAGATAACGCCAGAGTTTTCGACCTTGAAGTTGAATCTTCAACTGGCGTTGCGCAGTACGCTGACCGCCTGTTCCTATCGGCAACCACTGACGGCATCAATTACGGACGTGAGCAGATGATTGAACAGAATGAACCGTTCGTTTACGACAAACGCGTTTTGTGGAAGCGAGTAGGGCGCATCAGGAAAAATGTCGGCTTCAAATTGCGTGTTATCACTAAGTCACCTGTCACTCTGTCAGGCTGCCAGATAAGGATCGAGTAATGGCTGATTCGAATCTCAATGTGCCGGTAATCATCCAAGCTACGCGGCTCGACACATCAGTCCTTCCACGCAATATCTTCTCGCAGTCATATCTGCTGTACGTTATCGCACAGGGTACTGATGTTGGTAACGTGGCGAACAAGGCCAACGAGGCCGGGCAGGGCGCTTATGACGCACAAGCCAGGAACGATGAGCAGGATGTGATTCTGGTCGATCACGAAATTCGACTGGCATCGGCTGAAGCGAAGATACAGGACCACGAAACAAGGATCACTAACGCAGAAGCGGCGATAGTCGGCCTTGATTCGCGATTAACGACAGCAGAAAACGATATTGATTATCTGACTGATGAAGTTGTCGCCATTCAAAACACGCTTTCAGACCATGAAGCGCGCATTGATGCTCTGGAGTATGCCACTACTCGCAAAAAGTCAGAGGTTGTTTACTCTGGCGTATCAGTAACAATCCCGACAGCGCCGACCAACCTTGTTAGCCTGCTGAAAACGCTCACGCCGTCATCCGGCACGTTGGCACCATTCTTCGACACTGTTAACAACAAGATGGTTGTGTTCAACGAGAACAAAACCTTGTTCTTCAAGCTGTCGATCGTCGGGACGTGGCCCAGCGGAACCGCCAACAGGTCAATGCAGCTAACATTCTCCGGCTCTGTTCCTGATACGCTGGTCAGCAGTCGTAATGCGGCGACAACAACCGACAACATCCTGTTAGCTACGTTCTTCAGCGTGGATAAAGACGGATTTCTTGCCACAAATGGCAGTACGTTAACCATCCAGTCAAATGGTGCGGCGTTTACTGCCACAACCATCAAGATAATCGCGGAGCAGTGATGATTCAGTTCAAACCAACGCGAAACATCGACCTGATCGAAGCAGTCGGAAATCACCCTGACATTATTGCCGGGAGCAACAACGGTGATGGATACGACTACAAGCCTGAATGCCGTTACTTTGAGGTTAACGTGCACGGTCAGTTTGGCGGCATTGTTTACTATCAGGAGATTCAGCCGCTGACATTCGATTGCCACGCCATGTACCTGCCAGAGATTCGCGGCTTCAGCAAGGAAATCGGGCTGGCGTTCTGGCGATACATTCTGACTAACACCACCGTTCAGTGCGTCACATCGTTCGCTGCGCGCAAATTCCGCCACGGTCAGATGTACTGCGCAATGATTGGCCTTAAGCGTGTAGGAACCATCAAGAAATACTTCAAAGGCGTGGATGACGTGACTTTTTACAGCGCCACACGCGAAGAACTAATCGACTTCCTGAATCACGGGAGATAGCCATGTTATATGCATTTAAGCTGGGCAGAAAACTGAGCGGCGAGGAACCTTGGTGCCATGAAAAAGGCGGGAAAGGTGGTAGCTCTGATAAAAGCGCAAAGTATGCAGCAGAAGCTCAGAAGTATGCCGCAGACCTGCAAAATCAGCAGTGGCAGACGATCATGAAAAACCTTGCTCCGTTCACGCCTCTTGCGGAGCAGTATGTTAACCAGCTTCAGAACCTTTCCAGTTTAGAAGGTCAGGGGCAGGCACTTAATCAGTATTACAACTCTCAGCAGTATAAAGACCTTGCAGGTCAGGCTCGTTACCAGAGTCTTGCTGCTGCGGAGGCTACGGGTGGACTTGGTTCGACAGCCACAAGCAATCAACTGGCTACGATCGCGCCGACACTCGGTCAGTCTTGGTTATCAAACCAGATGAGCAATTACAACAATCTGGCAAACGTTGGGCTTGGTGCGCTGCAAGGTCAGGCAAACGCCGGGCAGACGTACGCCAACAACATGAGCAGCATTGCACAGCAAAGCGCAGCTCTTGCCGCTGCTAATGCCAACAAACCATCAAGTCTTCAGACAGCAATTAGTGGCGGAACGTCTGGTGCGATTGCCGGTGCAGGTCTTGCCAGCCTTTTGGGGACATCAACACCTTGGGGCGCTGGCATTGGTGCTGGTATCGGATTGCTTGGCTCGTTGTTTTAAGGGGTAATCATGGCTACTTGGCAAGGATCAAATGGCGGATTGTTAGCTGGTATCGGCGGCGTCAACTCAAACGCTCCGAGCGTAAATGACATCGGCAATACGCTTCAGCTTATCAGGCAGAACAATGATATTGAGCGTTCAGGCGCTAACAATGTTGGGCTGACTGCTTTGCAAGGTCTTTCAGGTATTGCAGGGGTGTTTCAGCAGGAAAAGCAGGCTCAGCGGCAGAAAGAATTTCAGCAGGCATACGCTAATGCTTATGCGTCTGGTGATCGCGGTGCTTTGCGTCAGTTGGCTACTCAATATCCAGACCAGATTGAATCCGTTCGTAAAGGCATGGGATTCATTGATGAAGAGCAGCGTAATTCTATCGGCACCTTAGCGGCTGGCGCACGCCTTGCGTCATCGTCTCCAGAAGCAATGCAATCATGGCTGCAAAACAACGCCAAGGAACTGACTCGCGTCGGTGTTGACCCTAACAGCGTTGCTCAGATGTATCAGCAGAATCCTTCAGGATTTGGTGAGTTTGTTGATCACCTTGGGATGGCTGCTCTCGGTCCGATTGACTACTTCAATGTTCAGGACAAGATGGCTGGTCGTGAGATTGACCGCGGAAAACTTGCAGAGACAATCCGCAGCAATCAGGCTGGCGAGGCGCTTCAGGCGAGAGGGCAAAACCTTTCCTATCAGTCAGCAATGACTGGGCACAATATCGCAGCACAACGCTTGGCTCTGGATCAGCAAGAGTTCGGGTTTAAGATGCAGCAAGCGCAGGAAAAGGCTCAGCAGTTGATTAGCGAAGCACCTAAGCTGTCAGTAAACATGGAAAAAGGCATCGAGACGGCTGTAAACAATGCCACAGCATCATCAAACTCAGCCAATTCTATGAGTGCGCTTGCTCAACAGTTCAGAGCAGAAAAACCAACGACAGGTTTGTTCGGTAACGCACAGAACATGTTCGCAAAACTTACCGGAAGCGATACGACATTGCGTGATTTGCGCATTCGCCAAAATGCCCTTGTTAACAGTCAGGTTCTTAAATTCCTACCTCCCGGCCCCGCAACGGATAAAGACGTTGAGATCGTTCGTCAGGGTGCACCAACTGACATGGATAACCCTGAGACGGTCGCAAGATGGCTTGATGCTATGGCAAACCTTGAGCGACGAAACGCGCAGTTTAATGAGTTTAAAGCCGAGTGGATGAGCGCGAATGGCAACCCTGGACAATCGCGTAATGGCGGTCAGATATTGGGGTTGGATGTTAAAAAAGGTGAATCATTGGGGAGTGCCGTCAAGCGGTATATGTCAATGAATACTGACGCAGCGCCAGCACAAGATTCGACACCTTCAGGAGAACCACGGAATCAGGTTGGATCATATACCTCAAAATCAGGCATTCAATTTACGGTGGAATGATGAAAGTAACTGCAAACGGTAAGACATTTACCTTTCCTGATGGTACGAGCACCGAAGATATTGGCACCGCCATTGACGAGTATTTTGCTGGTCAGGCTGTTCAGCAACAAACAGTTAATCAGGCCAATAATGCACCAACACGGGAAGAACCATCATTGATGCAACAAGCTGGCGATTGGCTCACTGGTGGTCAAAGTGCAGGGCAAATTGCAGAACAGGCTGGTCGTGGTCTGGTAAACATACCATTTGACGTATTACAGGGCGGCGCAAGTCTGATTAATGCAATCAGCCAGGGGCTTGGTGGACCCAAGGTTTTGGATGATGTTTATCGTCCAGTAGACAGACCGACAGACCCCTACGCGCAAGCCGGTGAAACAATTGGTGGGTATTTAGTTCCAGGAGTTGGAACGGCAGGAAGCATGGCTATTGGATCACTGGCAGAGGCCGCAAATCAGAAAGGCGATTTCGCACAAAATGCAGCTAAAAATGCCGGAGTTAACCTTGCCGCTCAGGGTGTTCTTTCCGCAGCAGCAAAGGGAATAGGGCGTGGAATAACGGCTATAAAAGGTGATATTGCGCCAGAAGTGGCGAAGAAAATTGCCACATCAGAATCGATGGGCGTGACACCAATGACATCTGATGTTATCCCGCCGAAAAATGCTTTCACTCGTGGCCTTACTCAGGATGCCGAGGGTGCTTTGCTCGGGACAGGCTCAAAGCGAGCGGAGCAATATGCAACGCGTAGTAAACTGGTAAGCAATTATTTTGACCGTTTTGGTGAGTATAACCCTGATGATGTGGTGAAATCTCTGACCACCACGTTAAGGGGGCGGAAGGATGCCGCTGGCGCTGTTATCAATGACGTCACCAATAAAATGGGTAATGCCGCAGTTGATACCACAAATACCATGAATGCTCTGAATACAGCGATCGCAAGACAGGAACGGCTTGGGACGTCTGCCAATCAAAGCCTGCTTACATCCTTGCGTAACCTACGTGAAGAATTAGCAAACCCTGCAACTGATTTGGATGTTACGTTTGATCTCTTGCGTCAGCACAGAACAGCATTTAGATCTAATGTTCAGGGAGATGCTATGGTCTTCCCCAACCAGGCAAAAGCAGCTACCAATATGGTAGAGAATGCAATGTCAAAAGACCTTCGTAACGCAGTT